ACGTCCACCACCTGCTAAACTTTTTATTCCCTTTTGTTTTAAACTGTCTGGTAGAGCTCTATCTGGCATTGGAACTGGTTTTAATCCTCTCTCGCTCTCAGGCTGTGATTCTAAAAGTTTGTCTAAAAATTCTCTAAGTTTTTTTTGTCTCATCTTTTCTTGAATCTTCATACCTTCCATATACATTTTCTGTTCTTCGGTCATGTTATCAAAATCAGGACTTATAAGAAAACCATCTTTCTTCATTGGGAATGGAAATAAACCATCTTTAGTAACACCCTCTTTTAAACCAATACGGCCACCATTTGCTAAAGCAG